TTCTATTATTCATTAACTTAATCTCTTCTAGCGTCCACGATCTAGTACGGCTTTGTCTAACCATATTTTTGCAGAAGTCTCTAGTTGTGTCGATAATATCACCCCCACTTACATCGTTTCGCTTTACATATTTGTAAACTACAAAAACCTCATCCTTCTTAGACTCTTCTTCTCCGCTTTGCGTTATATCTCCGTCATCCGTTAAATAGCCTTCTTCGGTTAAGTTAACGATTGATTCGTTATATTTTTCTTCGCTAATCTTTAAACTCTTTTGTATGTCCGATGGTTTAGCACCGCCAATTAAAAGTTTAAGAATTGAAATCTCTATCTTTGTAGCGAATTGTTGCTTATAATCTTCTTCTTTACTAAAAGCGTCTTCTGTTCCTAAAATTGGAATTTGCCTAGAATCGATAAACTCTAGTTCGTCGTCATTTATACCGCAGTTAGAAAACTGTTGTATTAGTTTTTCATCTTCAACCTTTTTTATCTTAGCTTTAGCATAACGTTTCATAGCATCACCGCCCCAAGCATCATACATTAGTCCACCGCATCCCTCAGAATAAGGTACATCCTTATTTTGTTCATGTCTACTTAAAAAGCTAAACGCCCTTTTTATAGTTTCTAAGCTTATAGGCTCACGGTTTGCTAATTGGTTCGCTCTTATCTTTCCTACATCTGTGCCGCAAGAACCCCAACCGTTATTATCTGCCCATTCTAAAGCTCTTTTTGCGTTTGACGTTGCGCCCTTTGGATAATCTGTATAGCTCTCAAAATATTCTTCTTTTGATTGCTTAACATAAGTTGCTTTAGGTTGTGGTTTTTGTGCTGGATAACCTATTCTTTCGCGTCTTTCTTCTATTGTTAGTATTTCTCTTATTTCATTCTCTGAGGCTTGGGCTGTCGTTGGTCGCTTTTTAACTATCACAACCTTACCTTTAATCTCGTTGAAGTGAGCAACGTTAGTAAAGTAATCTTCAAATATCTTTTGTTTAGAGTCTACGTAGCTATTTTGCCATTCCTCAACCGCTACCCTCTTCTCGTCTGCGTTATTGCTCCATCCGCTATCACCTTTTAACCCTGCTATAACTGGATCAACTCCATGCCCTGTGTAAATTTCGTCGCGTATAGTGTTATTTAAGTTGATAAATCTATCATCTTGTCCATTGGCGTTAAGTGGTGTAATGTCTACCGCGCTATCTTTATCCTCGTTGAAAGATTTAATAGACTTGCCAGCGTTATCCGTACCGTGCAATACCGCGTCAAAATTAGCGACTATATCGCGCTTTTGCTCTTCGGTAGGATCACCGTTATAAAAATTAATTAAGTACCCACTTGTAAACCCGTTTTTAACGTTGTTTATAGTGAAGTTACTTATTTCGTAATCCGCGGCAATATAAGGAACGCTCGCCAGGTAGTCAGGTAAAGGATAAACTCCTAAATCTGGTCTATACTCTTTATAATAGAATAAGTATCTTTTGTTTTTATCTGGTGTTTCGTTAGGGTTAAATTCCTCAAACTCTACGAAGTCTTCATTATTGTGCGGCTTTCTAGACGACCAATCGGAAGTATAATAGTAAGTAGGTCTATTCCAATCTTGCGCTTCTTCATTCCAAACGGGCTTAGATACGCGGATATTTGAAAAGTCTATGTGATACGGTTCTACCTTATTACCCCCTTTATTAAATACCATCTCGTTAGCAAACCCACCAAAAATAGATAGGTCACTTACAGACCTCTCAAAAACTTTAGAGTCTTCTAACTTAGCAACAAAACCGCCAAGCTCTATTTTGTCTTGGAGACTTAAACCAGCACCGCCAAAGTTTAAACCTTGTCCTTTAATATAAGAACACTTCTTATTGATTATAGCGTTGTTCTTAGGGCTTGAATTATAAAGATGAATTAAATAGTCAGGATATCTATTTTTCCACTCGTCATCGTTTCCATATAGAACCCAATCAACTGTATTACGTTGCTTAAACTCTGGCGTCTTATGAGCGTCAAACTTCAATAAATCAACCCCGTTAAAAAAATATAAATTAGAAAGGCTCATGTGCTATATAAGTTACGTTAATTTCGTGTTCTATGTATTGGTTTGTAGAAAAGTCCGCAAGTATCATTATCCCTCTTTCGACTATCGCACCGCTTAAATCGGGGTCTAAATTCGTTGTACTCTCTTGTTCTCTTATTGTATAGTGATATCTTCCAGCGTTGAATAAAACTAAAGAACTATTTAGCCTATCGTCTACACCTTCAGTAATATTAAAAAGGTTTGCTCTAGTTCTAGCCGCTCCAGGTGTACTTTGATCCGCACAAATACAAGTATTCGACTGCTTAGTTAAATCACTCGTGAACTCAAATAAATAAGTAGGGCTACTTATCGTCGTCTTCTCCGCTAGAGTCAGTACTACGTTTTGCGTTTCCTCTCCCTTTTTTAGTCTTATTTGGCTCATCCTCAAAAATATATAACCCTAATTTCTTATACAGTTCTTCTTTTCCTTCTTCAATCAAAACCATTCCGACTTTAGAACCGTGTCGAACTCCTATAAATTCCTTTTTAATTTTCATCACAATATACAAAAAAGGAGGTAATTAACCGTAATTAACCACCTCCTAAAGTTAAACAAAATTAAGCAATAGTTAAACCAGCTACTACGGCAGCATCTACCGTATAAGGCGGGTTACCTGAACGCGCTGTAAAAGTCAAAGTATGACCGTTGGCGTCATTCATAGCTGTTCCAGTTTGACCAGTAGCACCGTTTAAATCTGCGCCCTTGTCAATACCTATAGCCCAATATAAACCGTTATTGTCTTTTACGATAATAACGTTAGGTTTTCCAGCGACTAGCTTAAACTCTACGAATTTAGCCGCGCTCATTTTCATCATTGGAATAGTTACAACCGTTTCATAGACTTGGTTGCCATTCTCTTTACTCATTGTCGTAACAAAGTTAGCCGCTTCTTTTTTCATATAGTATCTATAGAAATTAGTAAGCGCAACTTGTGTTAATGTAGTGATCTCACCCGCAGTAATTACGGTAGCAGTCGCGTCGATATCGGTAAATTGAGTTAACAAAAACTCGCCTTGTTCAATACCTCCTAAACCATCTTCGCACTCTTCGGTGAAACCAGTAGTTAATACACAGCTCATATTATTTTTATTTTAAATAAAGGGGGAATCTCACCCCCTCTAATTATTATCTATTTTCTATTATGGTACTAAAGTAAACTCTACTACTTGCTCAGTAAAGAAAACCTGACAACCTCTTGTCCAATCAGCGTCTACCAAGATTTTCTTGTTAGTTACTGGATCAAGTCGGTATTCAAAATCTCCGTCGTTTTCTCCGTCCATACCGATAACTAGGTTAGTTGGATAAGTGATAAACGCACGGTTCAAAGTTCTCAACCCGTAAGTAGGACGTAAACGCATAGTAGTACCGTAGTACAAAGTATCTCCATCTTGCGATACGTAGTGGTACAAGTTAGCTGCTTTCAATGCAGAAATATAAAGATCGTACCAAGTAGTTGGAATGTAACAAACTACGTCATCACGCTCTCTCAACTCCTCTGTACGTGCTAACCACATATTCTCCAATACAGTTAAGATGTTTGCAGCAGTTACACCAGTTGCAACCGTAATGCCTCCTGTGTTACCGTTAACAGCTGAACCAGCATCAATAAGTTTAATCCAACCGTCATAACGCTGTAAGTTTACTGTTCCAGATGCAGTGTCTCCTTGCCAATCTGCTACGTCAGTAGCTTGTAACCACTTCTTAGATTTCTCTTCAAAGTAGATAGCAGCAATCTCTTCTGGCATTACTTGCTTGCCTTCCATTGTACCTTGGCGCAATAAAATTTGCGTCCACTTGTTACGAAGATCGTTTAAACATAAATCCTCGCTTACCGTGATAGGTGCAACAGTGATCGAACGATTAGTAAAAGTAGTAGTTCCGCTTGCAGTACGTGAGCAGTTATCTCCATCTTGGAATACTACGTCAGTCTCCATGTAGTGAAGGTTGCTAGTACCTTTTAATCCTACTTGTTTTGTGGCTTCTCCAGCCGTTAATTCTGGTGATACTTGTAACTCACCAATCAAAGGAAAATCTCTATCCTCAATATATGCCGCTAAGGCTGATACATCAAAACTCATTTTTTTCTATTTTAGTTGTTTTGTAAAAATATGTTCCCTTTTTTCTCTTTCTTAAAAGGGTTGAATTGTTTCTTAACTGGCTCTTTGCTTGGCTCGTCAAGTAACGTTTTAAAAACCTCTTCCGAGAAGTCTTTAAGTTTTTTGAACTCGTCTTTTGCTTCGCCTTTGTTTTCTGTAAACTCAGCTTTTAAAGCTTCATTTTCTTCTTTCAAAAACTTAACAGTCTCCTCAAGTTCTGCGATCTTCTCGAAAATCTTTTCCGATTCGATACGCTCAATAATCTTTTTAACTTGCGCTTGCTCTGGTGTAGATTTGTCAGCCATTGGCTCTTCTTCAACCACTACTTCTGGCTCGTTAATCGCTGCGATAACTCCCGCTTCTTCGATAACGATAACTCTGCCGTCTTCTAGTTCATGCTCACCTACTGGCGCAGGCTGTGGTTCACCGTCTAACATAATTACTGCCGCTGCCCCAACTTCTACTGCTGGTTCGATAGTTAACTCTGTCTCACCGTCAACTAGCAAAACGCTTTCGAAGCCCTCTTTTTTAGGCTCTTCGATCTTCGCATCTTCTTCTTTGTTGAAGAAAGAAACTACTTTATCTTTTAACTCTTCTTTAGTCATATTTGTTTTTATTAAATCCTTTAACTTATTTGCGAATGTCTCCGCAGGACGTTCAAAGAAACGCCCCTCTATTGAGAACCCTTTAAAAGTTCCCTCTAGTACTTTATTCCACACGTCGTCATTTTCTACCTTCATAGAAATAAACCACGAACCGTCAGGCTCTTGCTTAAATCCTTCAGGAGCTTTAATGCCACGTTCTGAATCAATGATAAAAGACTCACATACAAAAACACCTTCTGCGAACTTACCGCTTTGGTGCATTTCGTTTGTGTTAGTCATTAAGTTGTTACGGTGAAAGTTGAGCCATATCTTTTCAATATTGCCCTTTCTGAATGTTACGTTATAGTAACCTCTTCGCTCGTCGTATCTAGGTATCTCTAAATCCGCTATCATAGCGTAGCCCGAAACAATACGTCTTTCTTTAGATTGTATCTTGAAATTTTGGTGCTTATTAAAAGCTATCCAATCCGACTCAATAGCTGGTTCGTCTACTAAAGCAATTTGAAACTCCTTTTGATCCCCATCGGGGATATCTAAAATAAATAAGTCCATACGTCTACTAAACGATAACAGAATTACTTATGTACTTTTTTTGATAGATTATACAAGAATCCCCTTACCCCTTGCATAATAGATAGAGATTGTTTAATCAAAATAGATTAACTCACATAGAAAGCATTTGTACCCCTTACGTTATTTTAAACGTGCCGATTAGCATTATTACGGCTTTCTACTCGGTTTTATATTCAACTTAAAAAAGTCCTGCAAGTCCTCGTTGATAGGTTTGGATCAGAGCGAGAATTTTAAAACCGTCTTTCTATGTGTAACTAAATCGTTTCTGAATTGGGTTTGTTTTTTATACGGTTGCCCCAAGGTAAAGCCGTTGATTCGGTTATTATGTATTTTATCGGTTACTTTTAATAAATAAAAGACGAGGGAAGCTAACCGAAAACCCCACCATTACGTGCAAGCCCTCGAGTACAAATATACAAAAATATTTTAAATAAAAAAACGCCCTACCGAAGTAGGACGCCAAACTATGAGAACAAAATCAATTTATGAAGTACAAATATAATAAATTTAATCAATTAAAGCACGTATGTTAATAGTTCTTCTATCTACTTCTCCGAATCTTTTATGGTACGTTATAACTTTACTGTCTCTACCACTTAACCAACCTCCACGACTAGCGTAAGCATCTTTAGCCGCTAACGTTCTATGCTGCTCGATTATCATTAGGTTAGTTTCTTTTACTTGCATATTATGTAAGTGCCCCGTATGAGCATAGACATTTTTAGACCTTCCAAATTGCTCTTTGAACTTTGCAGTAAATACTGTGTCAATGTTGTTTAATTTTCTTTTGTGTCCGTGATGATAGAATAATACAGTTTC